TATTGCTGCCCGAGGATTTCGGCACCGCCATCATCCAATCCGCGCTCGGCACATCAGGAAAGCCCTGAAAGTTCAGTAGGTTGTTGAACTTCAGCCGACAGGTGGTGTGGCGTTTGTCGCAGCCTGCCACCAGTCTCAGCCGTTGCCCGGCGGTGATTGTACCGCGGATCGGCTCCCACAACTCGACCTCGCGCCACCCCTCCAGCACCCGGTCGTGCTTGATCATACCCCAAAGCCCCGCCGCAGGGCCGTCCAGCACCTCAAGCCGCCCCCGCGCGAACCATGCGTCGTCAAACCCGTTGATCCCCTCCCAACGGAACACCCGCCCCTCTTCGTGCTTCTGCGCGGCGAGTGTCACGGCATAGCCCGCCGTCGCCAGATCAAACCCGCAGGCCGCATCCCCCAGCACCGCGGTGCAGGGCTTCTGAAACACCCGTCCCAAGGGCCGGTTCAACGCCTCGGTCAACCCGCGCAGTTCTGCGCGAAAGGCACCGCCCGCGCGCTGCATCTCGCCAATCGTGCCGCGAAAGATCATGCAGCGGGCGGTCACATCGGCCCAGTTCACCCGCCAGCAGCACACCTCCGCCCCGTCAAAGCGCCCCTGCTCGATCTCGTCCTCGCGGATCGCGTCATCGCTCAGCGCGCCCAGCGCCTCTGTGTTATCCACCGACAACCCCGTGCTCTGCGCCAAGGCCCGCGCACTCAGCCCGCTATCCGCACGAAACGCCAACCCGTCGAATCCGAGCGGCTGATCATGGTCGGTAAACGCGAGCGTCACCCCGTCCCGCCGCCGGATTGCCCAGGCCGTGCACAGCGTCGTCAGACCCGTGCGCGCATGCGCCAACAATGCGTCCTTGCCCGCCCCGCTCATACCCGCACCTCGATCACAGGCACATCCGGCACCTGCCCCGCCTGAAAGCTGGCAACGCTGACCAGAATGCGATCCGTGTCAAAGCGGACAGGCACGTCGAATTCGAACCCCGCCGACACCTGCATCTCGGGGTCCGGCGCATGGGCGAAACGGATGATGCCCGTGCTCAGATCAACCTCATAATCGCTCCCCTCTTGCAGGGCGTCCTGCTCTATCCCCACGCGCACTGTACCGACAACCGGCTTGGTGATCGGCCTGACGTAGCTATGTCCACCCGAGCTATAGGTCTTGACCAGTTGATAGTCCGTCCGCACACCATCCCCGAAACCAAGGCTCTGATCCTCGAACGTGACCCCGACCGAAGAGGCACAGGATTTGAAATCCGCCCAATCCTTCCAGCGAAACCCGTACATCTGCCCCATACGTGCCTCGAAGAACCCCGTGAGCGCTTGGACATCGTCGATAGAGCGCATCCCCAGCCCCGCATCATACACACGGCGTGAATGGGCCCAGGGGGTGTTGCGCTCCTCATACCCGTTGGCGAGCGTCACCACATCGGTACGGCGTTGCGGCCCCCCGAGGGATCCAAAGCTCAGGCTAGGTGGAAATCTGACATCGTGAAAATTCATCGGCTTGCTCCCCTAGCGGTTACGGTTGCCAGTGTTCAGCGCGCGGCTCAGCTGAGCGGCGATCTGGCTTTGACTGCGTTGGAATCCCTGCACATCAGGGGTGGTGATGTTCATGACCACGGTCGTCCCGCCGCTCGCTCCCCCTTTGACACCCAGCTTTCCGTCCGGCCCCCGTGCCAAGGGCATGATCGCCTCCGGTCCGGCCTCGCCCATCAGCCCCATCCCCCCGCGCATGCCAAAGCCAGTGGCGGTGCTGACAATCCCCCCTTGAGCAAAGGGCATCACACGTCCCTGAGAAAACGGTGCCCCATCGGCAAAGGGGAGTATTCCCTGCACCAGTGATCCCACACCTTGACTGATCAGCCCGCCGACGTGATCGGACACCGGCTTCATCGCCGCGTTATAAGTCGTGTTCACCATCGACCGCGCCACAGTGGACAGGGCATCCGACAGCTTCATCCCGTCAAACGCGACACCATCAAAGGCCCTGCGCAATCCACGGCTCAGCCCTTTCTCCAACGTCGCGACATCCTTGCCTGTCGCGGCCAATGCGCTGCGCATACGGCGCAGTTCGGCATCGAAACCAGCCACCAGCGTGGCCGTCGCGCCAAGCGTCTCATTCAGCCGCTCTGCGCCATCCTCTAGCCCCTCGAATGTATCATCCTGTGCCATCAGTCCTCCTCTCTCTGCCTATCGGGATAAGCCGCCATCAAGGCTGCCAATCCATCCCCCAACAGCGGAGCCCGCCCCGCCTCGCTCCCCAGCATCAGTTGCAGCTCTGCCGGCGTGAGCGCCCAGAATGCGTCGGGCGTCAGCGACAATCCTCTCAGCCCCGCCCGCAGTAGCGCAGCCCAGTCCATCCCCGGCGCGGTCTCTACCTTTGTCCTCTCGGGGGGCACGCTCATACCGGCACAACAAAGGCACGCGCCAAAAGCGCTGCGGCGGCCTGAGAGGCGGCAACCGGCCCGCCCTCGATCTCGGCCTGCGCGAGCGTCTCGGCACTTACCTCAGTCCCCCCTGCACGCAGCCCCGCGGCCAGCAGCAACAGCACATCCCGACTGCTGAACCGATGACCCTCGAACCGCTCGACCAACGCCACCAGCGACGGCTCCTCCAGCGCGTCCTCCAGCTCGGCCAAGGCCCCCAGGGTCAGCCGTGCCACGCGCCGCTGACCATTCACCACCAGCGCCACATCCCCTCGCCACCGGTTCACCATGATCAGACCCCGCCCCCGGGTGCGTCTGTCGTATCCGCGGTAAAGATCAGCTGCCCCGCGGATTGCAGGCTCAGCTCATAGGTCGCCTCCCCATTTAGCGACCCGCCATATTCAACGGCCGCCACCTGGAACGGCCCCTCGATAATGCCGAAGCTGGGGATCACGATCTGAAAATCCGGCGTCAGCCCGTCAAAAAACAACTGTCGTGCACGTTCATCCGTGCCCGCATCGCGAAACACCCCCGACCCGCTGATTGCGGCAGATCGGACGCCCGCGCCCGCCAGCAGCTCCCGCCAGCCCCCCTCACTGTCAAGCGAGGTCACCTCAACCGGCTCCGCGTTAAAGCTCACCCGCGTCGCACGCAGCCCCGCGATCGTTTCGAACTGACCATCGCTCGTCATGTCCACCTTGACCAAAAGATCTTTGCCCGCTTGAACAGCCATATCCACTCTCCTGTTAGTTTCCTGAAACTTCGGCTCAGCCGTCCTGAACCCGCGCCCTGAACCGCATCTCTATCTGTCGGCGCGCATCCGCCGCGACCTGTCGTGCGACGGCCCGCTCGAACCGCAAGCTCACCAGCCGCCCGCGGCTCAGGGCAAACTGCCCACCGACCAACGCATCACTCACCGCAGCGGCCACCTGTTTCGCAGGGGCGAACCCCGCATGATGCGTGACGACAAGAACCGTGAACCGATGCTCCGCCCCGCCGCCCGTCCCGTCAGAGGCATCGCGCACCGCTTCGGACCCCAACTGCACATAAAGCGCCGGCACCTCCCCCGCAGGAGCCGCATCAAAAACCGCATCCCCCACCAGCGCCGTGATCTCCTGATCCGTGCTCAACACGCCAAAGACCGCCTGTTGCAGGGCAAACCCCATGCCATAGCTCATACCGCCACCTCCTCATGTGTCAGGCAGGCCAGATACCGTCCTTGTGCGTCCTGCTCTGCCACCGACTGGATCTGATAAACCCGTGTGCCCTCGCGAAAGCGCTGCTGCGGCAAGGGGCGCGCGGGATCGCCCACTGGTGCCCCGCGTACCGTCACCACATAGACCCCGCGGCTCACCGCAATACCGCCACGCCCCAAACGCCGGCCCCGCCGCGCCGTGACATCCGCCCAGAGATCCCCCACACGCACCCAGCTCCGGCTCTCTCCGCCCGCGCCATCAGGCTGAGGCACCTGCGCCTCCAACACCAAGCGGCGGTTCAACGACAGCCGGCTCATGCGCGTGCCCCCAAGCCGATCCGCAGCGGGCGGTAGCGCTCGATCAGGCTGCTCACCCCAAAGGGCATGCAGCCATCCCCAAGGCGGGTCTCGTGGCGGTATTCATAGTAATGCGCCGCCAGCATCAGCACGGCCTGCTGCAAATCCGCGGGCACAGCGCCCCAGCTTTCCCCAAGCCCCGCCTCGAACAAGACCTCCACCGACCCTTGCGGCGGAATGAACGGCAGCATCGCCCCTGATGGCTTCAGCAACGGCGCCTGCATATCGCGCACCAGCCAATAGCGCTGCGGCTCGATCACCGTCTCCATCGCATCCCGCGACACCACGGTGACGCTCACGATCTGCCGGACCGGCCCCACGGGCAAAGCCTGCGCCTGCGGGTCCGCCCACTCTTGCACGGTCATGGTAAACAACCGCGAGATCAGCGCCTTACCTGTGCGCGCCTCAATCGCGGCAATGGCGGCACGCAGAAAGCTCGCTAAAACGGGCTCTTGTACGGTTTCGGTGCCAAAACCGCTGCCCATCCGCAAATGCGCCTTGAACGGCTCCAGCGGCAGATCGGCCGCCGCCACCCCTGTCTCTTCGATCAACATCTCATCGCTCCAAATCTAGCCCGCCAAAGCCCCCCGAACGCGCACC